CCATCGGGGGCCGACACCCGGGGGGGGCCCTTATGCGAAACGTAAGAGTCGCCCGCGCCAGGATTCGAAGGTACTTTTGCAGATGGAAGGTTTGAGCTGCTTTGGTGCCTGCCCACTGCGCTTTAGCGCCCCACCCCTGCGCTACGGCGCCCCACCCCTGGCGCTACGGCGCCCCCTGGCGTAATAAACTGGCGCCCCATGCCCCACCCACGTACCCCTACGGCGCTGCGGATCGTGCAGGGCGGCGGCAAGCTGCGCAGTAAGTTCAAGGAACGCGCCCGTCGCGAGCCGCATGGGCAACTGGGCCTGCCCCCTGCGCCCGAGCACCTGAACCCCGAGCAGCGCTCGATTTGGCAGCGCATCGAGTCGACCGCGCCCCCTGGCGTCTTGCAGCTTGCGGATGCCGATTTGGTCGAGGGATACGCGGTGCTGATTCAGGCGCGCAATCAGGCCGCGCGCATGTTCAACGCGACCGGCGCCATGGTGCTCGTCAAGTCCGACAGGCGCGAGCTAAACCGCGAAGGGTTCATCGTGAACCCCTACCTCAAGGAGTACCGGCGCCTGACCGAATTGCTGCGCCTGCTGCAAGGTGAGTTAGGTTTCTCGCCGGCCTCGCGCACGAGGATCGCAGTGGAGCCCCTTGAGGGGGCCGACCCCCTGGCGCGCTATCTCAACGCGGCGAAAGCCTGACCTTCGGGTGTTGATCGGTCATCACTAGGAACAGCGCCCACCGCCAGGCAGGCATGGCGCGCACCCCCCGCTCATACTCTGACCACCGCGGTTGCGCGCCGACGCCAGCGACTAGCGCCGCCTCCCCCTGATCGAGGCCGGCAGCGAGCCGCGCCCCCGTGATTTGCTCGGGGGTGGGCTCTGGAATGTTCAGGAGTTTGTCTCGCATCATGCCGCAGAGTATACGCTGAGCGCATGGGTTCCAAGACCCCCCCACCGCCCCCTGACTCCGTGACTGAATACGCGCGGCGTGTGTTGGCCGGCGAGCTGGTGGCCGGCCCCCATGTGCGCGCGGCGTGCAAGCGCCACGCGGCCGACCTCGAGCTGGCGCCCCACCGCGGCTACACGTTCGACCTGGAGCGCGCCCACCGAGCGGTGCAGTTCTTTCCCGACGTGCTGTGCCTGAGTTCGGGGGAGTTCGAGGGCAAACCGTTTCACCTGGCCCCCTGGGAAGCGTTCATCGTGGGCTCGCTGTTCGGGTGGGTGGATGCTCAGGGGCGGCGGCGCTATCGCGTGGCCTATGTCGAGACAGGCAAGGGCTCGGGCAAGAGCCCCCTGGCCGCAGGCATTGGCCTGTTCATGCTCGTGGCCGACAACGAGGCGCGCGCGGAGGTCTACGCGGCGGCCTCCAAGAAGGACCAAGCCATGATCTTGTTTCGCGATGCCGTCGCGATGGTGCAGCAGTCTCCGGGGTTGCGCCGGCGCGTGCATCAGACCGGTGGGCGCCAGGTCTGGAATCTGAGCTACGAGGACAGTTTCTTTCGGCCCATCTCGAGCGACGAGCAGCAAAGCGGCCCGCGCCCCCATTGCGGCCTCATCGACGAGGTGCACGAGCACAAGGACGACAACGTAATCGAGGTGATGCGCGCTGGTTTCAAGGCGCGGCGCTCCCCCTTGATGTTCATGATTACGAATGCAGGGTTTGACCGCGAGAGCGTGTGCTGGCGCTACCACACGAAAGCGCTCAGCGTCGCGGCGCAGATGATCGAGGACGATCGGTTCTTCTCATACGTGTGCGCCCTCGACGAAAAGGACGACCCCCTGCACGACGAGGCGTGCTGGATCAAGACCAATCCGAACCTCGGAGTGAGCATCCAGCCCGACTACCTGCGCGATCAGGTGCGCGAAGCGCTGCAGATGCCGAGCAAGGAATCGATCGTGCAGCGGCTGCACTTCTGCGTGTGGACCGATGCGGCCTCCCCCTGGATCAGCGGCGAGTCGTGGCGCGCTTGCGAGGTGCCTGCCCCCGAGTCGCCCGACGAGCTGCTGGCCGGCAAGCGGCTGCTGTTCTCGGTGGATCTGTCTTATTCGACCGACTTGACCGCGCTGCTGATGTTGTGGGAGGACGATCAAGCGCAGCTGCACGCATGGTGCGAGTTCTGGACCCCCTTGGACACAGCGCATTCGCGAGGCGAGCGCGATGGGGTGGACTACGAGCTATGGGTCAAGCAAGGCTTTGTGCACGGCGCCCCCGGCGAGGTGCTGGACTACGAGCCGATTGCCGACCGCATCGTGGCGATCGCGGAGCGCTCGGCCGACATTGAGGGAATCGTGTTCGACCGCTGGCGCATGAAATACCTCAAGAACGAATTGGTCGACCGCGGGTTCGAGGCCAAGCTGATCGAGCACCCCCAGGGCTATGTCAAGCCGGCCAACTCACCGCTGTGGATGCCGCAGTCGATCAATGAGCTAGAGGCCGCGATCCTGCGCCGCGAGCTCGTGGTCCATCACAACCCGTGCTTGACCTGGTGCGCGGCCAGCGCTGTGACCGAGGTCGACGCGCAGCTGTCGCGCATCCTGTCCAAGCGCAAGAGCACGGGCCGCATTGATGGTGTCGTGGCCCTTGCGATGGCCGTCGGCGCCAAGCGCGCCCGCTCAGGGTTCGACCTGGAGTCCATGGTTGGATAGGGGGTCGCGCGGATGCGCCGTGGCGGGCTTCACCCAGGAGGCTTTCCGGTCAAGAAGGTGCCCCCTGTTGGCACCCGCGCGACGGCGCTGATTGTGCGCCCCCGGCAGTTGGCGTTATGCTCCCGCCCGCGTAATCCCGGCTCAGTGCAGGCAACGGTGGCGGGAGCCACCAGTTGTCACCACGGCACCGGCCATCGAAGGACACACGCACCCCTGAGCACGTAGCCCGCAGCGCGCCGCCGCCGCGCCCCCTGCCTTCGCCGCCCCCGGCGCAAGGGGCGCCCCGTGGTTGAAGCCGTTGCGCCGGCCACGCTGCAGCGCGTCGAGAAGCGCGGCGCCGCGGACCCCACCCCTGGCGTCGTGGCCAGCGATGCGATTCGATTCATCGTCAGCAACGATTCGCCCGACGTGTTCGGGGATGTGGTCGAGCAAAAGGGCTTGACGTTTCCCAGGCGCCTGCCCGCCGTGGTCGACCACGATCACAGGCTGCAGGCGACCATTGGCAGCTGGACCGACGTGGAGCAGGGCGACCACGAGACGCGCGCGACGCTGCGCCTGGTCCCCCGGGGCGTGTCGCGTTTTGCGGACCTGGCGCGCGCCCTTTATGAGGGCGGCCACGGGCTGGCCTCGTCGGTCGAGTTCCTGATCCATCCGAAGGACGTTGAGCCGATCCTGCGCCAACAGCGCGACGGTTCGATGGTCGCCACCGGCAAGCGCTACAAGCGCGGCGCCGTTCGCGAAATCACGCTCACCCCCACCCCTGCGAACCCTGCCGCCGTCGCGGTTGCGCGCTCGCTTGGTTTTGATGGTTCCGAGCTGGCCGCGCTGCTGCGTGGCAGCGAGGCGCCCCCTGCATTGGCACCGACCGTCGTCGAGTCGCCGCCCGTTCGGGTTGCTCGGAGTTCCGCAATGGATCTCTCTGCCCTCATCCAAGCGGCGCAAGACGCCGCCGCCGCCGCCGACGCGATGCTGGCCAACGCCACGCAAGCAGCGGCCATCGACGCCAACGCTCCGCTGGACGCGATCACCAATGCGACCGCCCAAGCGAACTCGGCGCACGATCGCCTGGCCGTGCTGCGCAGCGCCCAAGCAGCGGCCGCGCGCGCAGCAGCTGCAGCGCCCCCGGTGGGCGCGGTCAACGGTGGTGCTGCATTCGCTGCGGGCGCGTCACCCACCCCGGCAAACCTGATGCCCATTACGCGGGTGGCCCCCGTGACGCGGCGCCCCCAAGTGCCAGAAGTGGCCCCCGGCACACGCATGGCACAGATGGCCATTGCGCGCGTGCATGCGGCGCGTGAGAAACGCGACATTGCCTCGATGGTCGAGGAGCTGTTCCCTGGCGATCACGCAATCATCGCGATCGCTCGTACCGCCGCAGCGGTCGCGGACACGACGACCGCGGGCTGGGCGGCCGAACTCGTGCGCTCCGAAGTGCGCGCAATGATCGAGAAGGACCTGGCCCCCATCAGCGTCGCCGCAGCGCTTGCAGTGCGCGGCCGGCGCATGGCCTTTGCCGGTGCGCAGTCGATCCTCATTCCATCGATCTCCACGCGGGGCAAGGCAGTCGCTGGCGCATGGGTGGGCGAGGGCGGCGTGATCCCGGTCAAGCAAGGTTCGGTCAGCGGCAAACGCATGTACCGCTACAAGCTCGCGTCCATCACGACGCTGACCAAGGAGCTCGAGCGAGCAAGCGACCCCGATGCGGTCGCGGTCCTGCGCGAAATGATGTTGCAGGACACGGCCAACGCGCTGGACGGGTTCCTGCTGGACAACTCCGCAGAGGTCACCGGCATCCGGCCCGCTGGACTTTTGAACGGCGTGACCACAACCGCGGGTGCGGCCGGTGGCGGCCAGGCCGCGGTCGACGCCGATATCAAAACCATGTGGAACAAGATGACCGCAGCGGGCGCTGGCAGCGCCCCCGTGCTCATCATTCCAGCGGCCGAGGCGATCAACCTCGCGATGATGACCAACGCGCTCGGTCAGTACATCTACCGAGACGACATTCGCAACAACACGCTGCAGGGTCTGTCGGTCATCGGGTCGGACAACGTGACTGCGCTCACGGCGACGCTGGTGGACGCGGCGTGCTTCGCCTCGGCGTTCGATCCGCCAGAGGTCGATGTGTCGGACCAAGCCACGCTCACGATGGCCAACGCCGATGGCACCGCCCCCACCCAGGCGATGAACGTAGCGGGCGCGCTCGGTACCGCCGAGCAGGTGCCCCCGGACAAGGGCATCTTGGTCGCGGGCAACGGTGCGGGCGCAGCGGCCGCCGGCGCCGTCGCGCTGTCGTTGTTCCAAAGCTGGTCGCTCGGCATTCGAAACGTGTTCCCGGTCGGTTGGGGCTTGACCCGCTCTGGCGCCGTGCAGGGCGTGACCGCGATCACCTGGTGACCTCCCTCTGATAGGCAAGCAGTTGCCAGTCAGTTTGCCCGCCACCCACCCCTGGGTGCGCGGGCTGTTTGCGAAGGAGTTCAACCATGACTCACCTCGTGTTGCTCATCGCCGCGCTGGTGCTGTTCATCCTGGCCGCGGTCGGCGTGGCCCACCCACGGGTGAACCTGCAAAGCGCTGGACTCGCGTGCCTGACCGGCGCGCTGATCGCGACCAAGTACGGGATCTGACATGACAACCAAGACAAGCCGACCCGCCCCCGCACCGCGCAGCGCGCAGGACCGCTATGTCGATCACCTGCTGCGCGCGCAGATCAGAGCCGTAGCCCCCGGAGGCAAGGTGCCCGTGTTCGTGCGCGACGAGAACGTGGCGGCGCACTACGGGATCAGCGTGAACACGTTCGTGCTCCTGCCCCCGGACGAGGCGCTGTACATGCTCGAAGGACGGTGGGCCTACTCGGTGCACGGGCCGAACATCGCGGCGGGCAATTACCTCGAGCATCCGATCGCGGGCCCGTTCGTGCCCTACAGCGGAATCCCGCCCGCCCCCGAGCCGGCGCCTGAGCCGCCACCGGAGCCGTCGCCACCACCGGCCCCCGAGCCGCCACCGGAGCCCGCCCCCTCGCCACCGGCAGTGAGAAGCAGCGGCAAGGGAAAGTGACGTGAACCCGCTCGCCGTCGCCCGCTCGTGGGTCGGCGCCCTCGGTTTCACGTGGAATCAACCAGGCGGCGTCTATCTGTTCGATGCCTCGGGCATCGATCGCACGCTCGGTGGCGCCCCCCACACGCTGGACCCCCTGGACGGTACGGGCTGGCAACGCAACCTCGAGGTGATCGGCGGCAGTGGCCTGCCCGTGGTGGCCGGCATCCGTCATCTGCATCGAAGTGCTTTCGCGCAGCTGCGCCCCCACCACAAGCGCGAGTCCAGTACGGGGCGCATCACCGAGAACAAAACCTCTGCGGCCGCGCGCTTGCTCGTGCGCCCCAATGCCTACGAGTCGGGCGCCGATATGTTCGCGCGCGCCGTCGACGATTGGCTCGGGGGCGAATGCCTGATCCTGGGCCAACGCGAGGCCGAGGCCGGCCAAATGGCAGCGCTGCACTGCATCCCGCGCGGGTTGTGGTCCCCCCGCGTGGACCCCGACACGCGCAGCGTGTTCTACCTGATCGTCGAGGACGAATCGCTGCTGTTCGAGCCGACCACGCTCACGGATCTGGAGGATGGGCGCGTTCGGGTGATACCCGCCAGCGACGTCGTGCACCTGCGATGGTGCACCCCCCGCCACCCCCTGTGCGGCGAAAGCGCGCTGGCCGCAGCGGGCCTTGCCGCTGGCGTCAACGTCTCATTGAGCAGGGCGCAACTGTGGTTCGTTCAGAACATGCGCCGCGTGTCCACGGTGCTGTCGACCGATCAGCTGCTGGACAAACTGCAGATGAAATCGCTGCGCGAGCGCTTCGACGAGCAGTCAAAGAACTGGGCCACCGGTGGCATCCCGATTCTGGCCGGCGGCTTGAAGATGACGAGTGCCAACCTGGCCGCCATCGACACCTCGGTGGTGTCTTCGCTGCGCTATTCGAACGAGGACATTGCCCGCTGCGTGCTGGTGTCCCCACCCCTGTACGGCGACGTGACGGGCGGCGGGATCATCAATACCGAAGCGCTCATCAACCACTGGCTCAGCGTGTCGCTGGGCGGCTTGATCGAGCGATTCGAGCGCGGGCTTGAACGGCTGTTCGGAATGGATGGCCGCTCCGAGTACATCGAAATGTCGGTCGAGGCTTTGTTGCGCACCGACCTCGCGGGCCAAGCCGAGGCGCTGTCCAAGATGGTCCAAGGTGGCGTGCTCATGCCCAACGAGGCGCGGCGCCACGTGGGCGAGGGGCCCGCCGACGGGGGCGACCAGCTGCTGGTGCAACGCCAGATGGTGCCGCTACCCCTGGCCGCTGATCTGGCCAACGCGGAACTGTCCAAGGCGCTTGCCCCACCCCCGGCGCCGCCACCGCCCCCTGGGGCCGAACCACCGCCACCCGCCCCCGACGACGCGAAGGCCGAGGCCGACGCGGCGGATGTGACGCGCGCGGCCATCGAAAGGGCGATGCATGGGCAACGCTGAATTGAACGGGATGGCGCGCGCAGTGGCCGAGCAGTTCGCGGGCGAAGCGGCGCGCGTGCGCGCGGAGCTGGCAGGCGACATTGCCGCGCTCGTCGTGACAGCGCAGGCCGCGCAGGATGCAGCGGCTGGAGCGATCGCGCGCGCCGAGGCGCTTGCCGCGCGCGCGATCGAGCAGGATCGCGCCGTCGAGCTGGTGCGCGCCGCGGTGCAGAGCATCGAGGAAAAGGCCGCGCCCGCCCGCGAGCAGCTGGCCGGCGAGATAGCCGCCCTCGTGGCGAGCGCCCAGGCCGCGCAAGAGGTTGCCAATACCGCAGTCGCGCGCGCCGCCGAGCTGGCGCCCCACGTGCTCGAGCAAGGCAAGGCGATCGAGGTCTTGCGCGCGAACGTGCAG